GCATACGACGCACTGACAAAGGCATTTGACCTGCTAAACGCCATCGCCGCCGAGCTGGAGGCACAGTGAAACTCGAAATCAAGCTCACCGACGAGCCCTACCGCAAAGGATCCGTTGACGAACCCGGCGAGATGACCACCACCTGGGAGGCCGACATGGACGACTGCTCAGTTCATGCTTGGTTCAAGGTCTTTGAGAGCGTCCTTGGAGCCGCTGGCATGACCGAAAAGCTGATCATGCGGGGCGCCTGTCAGCTTGCCTTCAATGAATACCGCGCAATCGAGGACATGGTGAAGCTAAGCAAGGACTACGACCTGGACTTTGCCGCCGAGCTGGAGGCCGACAATGACTGACCTGGTCAACCACCCACCGCACTACACACAAGGCGGCATTGAGTGCATCGAGGCTATCCAGGCAGCACTGACCCCGGAAGAGTTCCGGGGTTACTGCAAAGGTAATGTGCTCAAATACGTCTGGCGTGAAAAGCACAAACAGGGAACCGAATCACTACGCAAAGCCAACTGGTACATGCAATGGCTGATAAGCTAAACGATCGCAAGCCTGACGGCAAGGGTCGTAACTTCACGGTCAACATCCGCATGAGCCGTGAAGAGATCGAAGCAGCTCGCAAATTAGGCGACGGCAACATTAGTATGGGCTTCCGTCATGCCATACGGTACGCCTGTTGGAAGGACATGAAACCAGTCAAGCTCAGTACCATGCTGCGCAGTGCAGCCGTCATGGCACAAAACCTAGAAGATGCCCGCCGTTCAAACACCGTGCCCGAAATGTAACAGCTACTGCACCTATGTGGTCCTGACAAAACAAAACGACGGCATAATTTACCGCCGTCGCAAATGTAAACCCTGCGGTCATCGCTGGTACACGTTTCAGCCTCAAGAGCAATTTTTACCCAATCACCTCATCACCTGGACCCATGATTCTGTGCGACACCGAGATCAATGACCTTATCGCGCAAGGCATGGTGCAACATCACCAGCCGCAGCTGATCAATCCCGCCAGCTTGGACCTGCGGTTGGGTGACTTGATCATGCTTGAATCAGTGGAATCGCATCAGATGATTCCGCTGTCAATCAAGGACTACACCGCCGACCATCCGTACGAGCTGGTGCCAGGGCAGTTCATCCTTGCGCAGACGATGGAAACGTTCTCAATGCCTGAGGATGTCGCTGGGTTGTTTTTCCTTAAGTCCAGCCGCGCCCGTGAGGGCTACGAAAACCTGCACGCTGGTTATGCCGATCCTGGGTGGCACGGCAGCGCATTGACGCTTGAGCTGAAGAATGCACGCCAGTTGCAGCCGCTGCCGGTGTATCCAGGGTTGAAGATCGGCCAAATGGTATTCTTCCGCATGAGCCAACGCCCGGCGCTGAGCTACGCGCTGACTGGCAGCTACAACAACGACCAGCTTGTGTCAGCCTCTAAGCAGTTCAGCAGCCGCAGCCAGATGCTACGGTTCAACGCTGCATGAGCGCATCGCTTCAGCGATTAACCACTTGATCTGTGATCGCTGGCTGGCCTCTTGCTCAGCCAGCAACAGTGCATACTCCAGCAATGCGTTGTAGTCCTTTGCTGCATGTAGCTCGCGCAACATCTGGGCATTGGCTGCGCCGTGAAATTGTGCTTCCATTGTGTGAACCAACGGATTCATCATGTCTGACAGCATCAAGGACTATCTCAACAGTATCGCCAAGTATCCACTGTTGACACCGCAACAAGAGATACAACTCGGCAGACGCGTGCAACGGCTGCGTGAGTTGCAATCACTGGATCGCTCGCTGACCAACGCCGAACAGCGTGAGAAGCGCAGCGGTGAACGCGCCCGCCAGCGGTTCATTCAGTGCAACTTGCAACTCGTCGTGCATGTCGCTCGCAGGTATGACAAGCGCAACAACAAGACCATGGAGCTGCTCGACCTGATCCAGGAGGGCAACATCGGCCTAGCTCGTGCTGTTGAGCTGTTCGATCCAAGCCGCGGCTACAAGTTCTCGACCTATGCCTATTGGTGGATCCGCCAAGGCATCACGCGTGCATTGATCAGCAGCGATGCCATCATCCGGCTACCAATTGGTGTGCACGAGACGATGTACAAGATCAACCGCACAATCCAGGATCTTAGCCATCAGCTTGGTTACCAACCGAGCATCACCAGAGTGGCACAAGAAATCGACATGGACCCTGGCGAGTTGTCTAATCTGCTCCGGCAAACCTACACCGTTACCAGCATCGACCAGCAGATCAACAACTCAGAAGGCCATAGCATTATTGACACCATTGCAGACCCAAATGCAGTTGATACTGACATCAGTCAAGATGTGCAAATCATGCTGCGTTACGTTGATCAGTACCTCGATGACAGGACCAAGGCGATCATTGAAGCGCGATCATGTTATCCAGCCGTCACATGGGCGCAACTTGAACGAGAGTATGGCATCTCTAAGATAACCCTAAGCGACATCTACAAACGCGGCATTAACCGCATCCGCATGCTGATGAGCAACCCTCTGACGGATACCCCTCTTGGAACCAACAATCAAGCGGCACGGTTACGTCTGGCGCGTATGCATCAACGGCATGTGCCGTGATCATGCGCAAGACTGGCAAGCACTTATTTTCTATCATCAGATGTTGAATCAATCAACCAATCCTGAATTTTTAATGCGCGATCAACAGTCCATGATTCCTGACGACTGAACCACTCGCGCCATTTTTCACTGCCTTTTCTACGGTTGCAATTGCGGCACGCTGGCACAAGGTTGGTTGTAACTGTGGCGCCACCTTTATGGCGTGGTTTGACATGGTCCAGCGTGTCGGCTAATGCGCTGCAGTATGCGCACTGATGACCCCATGCCTCAAAGATCTGCTGCCTGAATTGATGCTTTGCACTGCGCTTAGAAACGAGGTTAGAGCCATCAATCGAGTGATCCACGCAATTCGGGGATTGGTAGCACCTGGAGCGATAACCCCAGGATGTGATCATTGGACGGCGCTAACTCAGTGAGTCGCGCTGCAAAGTCATCTGATACCTCGCCCGGATCATCGTTGTCACTTTCAACGACGATGGTGTACTCGATCTCTAGAACGTACTGCTTCATACGGTTGGCCGGCAGGTGATGTCAACGCCACCGCGTTTGCGTGGCTTCAGCGTAAGCCAGATCCCACCAAGTGACTTAGGCATAACGATGCGCTCAATGGCCCAGCCGCCAGTGCCGCCAAACTCTTGCTTGTAGGTGCCGGTTTGCAGGTGCCAGCGCTGCTCAATCCATGCCTTGCCGTTGTCAGCAATCCTGTAGCACGGATGCGCGACAATGCTGCGCTCATGGTTATGGCCATTGACAATCACATCCGCATCCGGTGCAATGCTTGCATACCGGCCTCCACCCATTGTGCCTTTGGTGATGATGCCGCCCCATGCGCCGTGATGGAAGAACAACGTGCACCGCCTGACGGCTTCATTCTCGCCACGATAGAACACAAACCGCACAAACCCTTGGTAACCCATGTGCTCAGTGACAGCACCATCATTGCGCAGGAGTCGGACCACGTTCTCTAGCGGGTCGATCTCTTGGTTGTTAAGCACGGCGGTTTCGTGGTTGCCGTCACCCATCATCAGGATCATGTCGCCGTATGGCTTCAGCAGATCTGCTGATTCACGAAATACTAGGTCAAAGTAGTTGCCGCCTAGGTGCTCTGGCCTGATGTCACCTTTACTGCCGCGGCGGTCTTTCTTGCCTTGCATCAGGCACAGCACATCACCAAAAAACAACGCATGACCGTTAGCATCACGGCATTCAGCTAAGTGCTGCAGTAGCAGTTTGCGGTTGCATTTTGGATTGTCAAGGTGTATATCTGACGCGAGCAGAAATGTTGATTCTTCTTTGTGGCTGCCGTACGGTATCCGTATCTCTATCAATTCTGGCGATAGCCGTTTTGCGCTGATCGCCATGCCGTGTGTAGCGGCTTACACCAGCAGTCTAATAGTCCCAGCGCACGCGAGGCTGGCCTTTGCGGACGCCAAGGTGCACGAACCCTTTAGGTGCGCCATAACCGACGCTGTACGGCCACTCACGATCAACCCATGCCTGCACCTTGTTGATGTCAGCGCCATCGACGTAGAAGTCCACAGCGCCGACGCTGGGAGCGTCGTACAGGTGCTCACTGCCTGCTGCGCCACCGACAGCGCGGTTGATCGCTGCTGGCCTGTAGCCGGAGGTGATGATGATCGGCTTACCGCCGAACTGCACGCGGACTTTCTCAAGGAACTGCGTCAGCTTCACCGCGGTGTCGCACTGATGCTGGTGATCGAAGCGCCGCGCCTCTTGGTTGAGCGCGAACTCGCCGTAGGTGATGTGCGGTGTGATCTTGAAGCTGAAGGGGCTCTCGGGCGTGAACGTCGCCTCGATCGGTCCAGTGGTCTGCCGCTCTCGGCCCCACAGATCGCCCTCGGCGATGCGGCGCCGCTTCAGGCCGGCCTCCACGTTGGTGCCGGGGTTGCGGTAGAGCAGCAGGGCATCAGGCACGCCAGGCCAGTCCTTTTCGCGCAACCGCTTGCTGATGGTCTCGAAGCCCTTGGCGCCGTAGAAGCCGCTGCCGAGGTTGTAGGCGAAGCTGATCAGCGCGCACTTCTGATGGTCCGCCATCTCGCCCCAGTGCGGCACCGTGGCGCGCAGCTTGTCAGCGATCCGATCCACCTCCTGCCGCAGCAGCATGTCGGCCTCGACGGCGTTGATCCTGTCGCCGCGCTTGACCGGCCGGCCGTCGCCGTAGCGGGTGGTGCCGTAGCCGATCGTCCACGGCTCACCACCGCTGGCCGGGTCAGGGTAGGCGTCGAGGTGGCACCCCTCGAACTGCTGGATCATGCTCAGCGCCGCGCCGAGGTCTGCCTGCTTGCCGTCCTGGCTCCAGGTGTTGAACCACGCCCGATCACGCCGCATGGCCGCGGCGTAGCCGTTGACGGCCAAGTCCTGCTCCAGCTGGCTGATGGCCGCGGCCTGATGCGGCAGCCCTTTGTAGAACCGGAACAGCTGCTCCAGTGTGATCGGGGCGGCGTTGGCCATTGCTCAGCGGCGCTTGGGGAACATCATCCGGCCAGCCTGCAGCAGCAGCTGGATCCAGCTATTGGACTTGAGCGGGCTAATCGCGATGATCTCGCTGCCAGCAGCGATGACGATGGCGATGATGGCGGCAGTCTCGGGGCTCATTGTGCTTAGATCGGTGTCTTAAGACTACTTGCCAACCTGAGTAGATGGACTGTGTTCAAAGTGCAGTTTGGGTGCTGCTGCGTTGATTGCGAACGGGATGAGGAAGCTCAGTCCGATGGCGAGGCCGACGCCAATGGCGACGCGGGTTTCAATCTCGCGGAGTCGGGAGAATACAGCAGCCATGTCGCCGCGTTTTTCGCCGAGCTGGATCAGCACGGTCTCGAGCTTACCTTCGAGCGATCCGAGCTTGTGGTAAATGTCCCCATGCGAGACATCGTCGGCTGGTGGCATGGGAGCAATTACGCCTCAGTAATAGCCTAGCGACCCTGCCCGCGCAACTTCTTACGCCCACGTCGCCGGGGACGGCTGCGGGCGCCTTGGCCGATGCTGGTGGTCTTGGGCACCGATTCCTTGCGGATGGTGCCAGAAAGGCCGGCCTTTGCTTTTACTGCCACGGCAGATCAGGCGAGATGATCGGCGGGTTAGCCAGCGCGGCCAGTTGGCCGGCGAGGTTCCGCTCAAGCTCCTCAACATCCAACTGAGTCTCAAGCCAAGCAATCACTTGGTCCTTGGTCAGTTCGGCGTAAGGGGTGAAGTCATCAGGATCCACTTCGCCGACGCCGATGCTGCCGTAGCAGTCAGCGGTGTGCGTACCATCAGTGGCTTGGTAGCGCCAGTGGATGGTTTTTACCACGTCCTCTAGGTTGTTCTCCTGTGGGGCGCAGTCCAGCTGGGAGATGACCCAGGTGTAGGTGATGTCAGTCATTGGCTTGCTCGGCTTCGGTGATCTCCACGCTCTCTAGGTAGCCGACGAGCGTCGCGCCAGCTGACTGGATGAGCAGGGAGTTACCTGTGGCCTTTGCGGTGGCGTAAGCCTCGATCAGCTCGACCAGCTTTTGCTTGGACTCG